TACTAACTCTTGCCTTACTACTACCTCCAACCTGCAAGTTCATCAGCAGCGAACTAGCGTTGCTAGCGGTGTCGGTGACGTTGGCTAGAATCCCCGTGAACACCGTGCCCGCATTGTTCCACGTTTGCGTTGCGTTGATTAACGGCGTGCTAGCCGTGACCGTGCCGCCGGTGAGAGTCGTACCAAGGAACGTCGGTGTATTGCCAGACCCCAACCCAAGATTCGTCCGTGCCGTTGCTGCGTTGGTTACATCGCTTAGGTTGCTTGCCTTGACCAGCAGACTACTGAGATCCTGGTCGCCGGTGTTCGTGCCACTTGAAGTGCCGCTAAACGTGCCGGATTGCGTTGCGAGTGTGCCGAGTCCCAGCGTTGTCCTCGCCGTTGATGCCGATGTCTCAGTCAACAAACCTCGACCAAACGAAGTCGTTGCCAATGCCGCAATCGCGGTGAGATCGGAGTCAAGAGGTTGATAGCCAGAAAGATCAATCGTCTGCCAACTGAAATCACCACGCAGAAAAGTTGATGCCGAAGGAGTTCCGGTCGGCGATTGCGTTGCCAACGTGCCCAACCCAATAACATCGGATACGTTGTGCGTGTGCGACAGGGGAGCCTTTCCGGCTAATGCCGTGGCCATAGTCGTCGCAAAATTTGGATCACTGCCCAATGCGTCGGCAAGTTCTTTGAGCGTGTCCAGCGTTGAGGGAGCCGAATTGACTAATGCTGCCACCGCTGCCGACACACTGGCTGGCGTTGCCTTGCCATCGAGAGCAACTTGCAGTCCAGTTACGTCCGCAATGCTGTGCGAGTGAGCAGACGGAGCAAACGTCGCCGGGATGCCGAGCAACGACAAATACTGCCCGTCGAAACTCGACTGCACGATCGGCCCGGACACTACGTTCACCGAATACGGTGCCGGGCTTTGTACGACTATCGAATACGAATCACTCATCGACATCGCAACCGTTGAAAAACTCTCACCACCGTTTTTGACCGCTGCCGAACGCCTGCGACGACTGGCGAAGCTACTTTCTGAACCATCGTCCGCACCGGCTTTTGCGGAAGTGAGCAAACACTGCCAGAGCATACGGGCTCGTCACCCATTGCGACTGATCCAACGCTTGCGATGACGATCGCCAACATCCATCTCTTCATTGCACAATCCTTATCGAGTAACTTCCCGAGACAAAACCAACGCACCCTCCTGGATGCGATCCACCATGCCACTTGGCTTGGTCCATTCAATGTCGTAAACGTACTGGCTGGCTGGATCAACTTCCGTCTCTCCTGCTTGCATTGCGCTGGAGACGGCCCGCGCCAGCGAATACTGCACCGTATTCGTTGTGGTGTTCACTGAAAACGTGAACGAGGCTGCAACTACGGTGGTGCTTTTGGTCTTTCGGATTTGCCCGCTGAACGAGGATCCCGTCAGAGCCACCACTGCGCCAGTCGCGTCCTTGATCTGAAACTCTGCGGCCCAGTCCGAACCCTGCTTGACGTAGATTGCCACCTTTGACGCCTTGGAGCCGATCATGGGACTTTGCGTTCCTCCATGGATCGTGACATCTGGTCCACGTCGTCGCGGATCCCCTGCATCTGCTCGCTGATTACCTCGATGGACTTAGCAGTGCTTTCCAAACTCTCGCTTGTCGCGGTCATAAAAGCACTGATGCCGTGCAAGTGATCGACAAACGCATCCTTGAGAGGCGTAATGACGTTGACCGCCAGCCAACCAGCCGTCTTCCAGAGCCCGATACCGCCCGCAACGACGATCGCAACAGCCAGCCCATTATTTGCAATCCATTGAGTTAGTTCCGTCATTTTCCGCCAGCACTCCGATAGGATTCGAGGTTTAACTTGCCAGCCACCCTGAACCACTTTTCGCCGTCCCAAACGTCCCAATAGGGCGTCGGCTCCGACGTTGTGCTTGTTTCGCGTCTCACTGCCCATCCGGCCAACCGCCACGGCTCGGCCTGCTCTCGCCACCATGTTTCGCATGGTCCGCATCCGTCCAGCGAGTACATGATGACGGTCGGCTTCATGGGCAATTTTGCTGCTTCAATCTTTTCCTTCTTTTGTTTCGCTAGGTCACGCTCGACTTCGAGTTTTTCGATACGAGACCCAAGACGAAACCATTGACGTTCTTGATCGCTGAATCGCTTTATCCAAGCGTCCACTTGCTCTAATCGCTCGGACACGGCTCGATAGACTCGGTAGCCCTGGTAAGTCACAAACGCGCCTGCGATGAGAACAGCAACCAGTACGAGTGTTTGGATCGCTGATAGGAACTTGGCAATCATGCCGATGCCTCCGCAACGGGAGGGTTATCCCCTTGGGAATCGTCGCTCGTTGATCGCACCAGATAAAACGCATGGTGCCGCGACGTGGATCGAAGATGCCGCGACCAAGAGATCCAACCGCGCCCCTGTTGCCCGTACCGAAGACCCCAGGAGTTGAACATATCAAACTCAAACTCAGTGCCGGTCCATCGCAAGTCGTCTACGCCTACAGCGTGATTACCCGGCCCATCGGTCGGATAGACCCGGCCCTCGGCATCGAGGGTGGTAAATGCGTTGGTCGCATGGACCGCCACCACGCCTACAAACCCGGCTGCAAGTCCGCTTTCCAGTTCGTCCGAGGTGTCAACTCGATAGCACTCGATAGCCTTGAACCGCGCCATCGCTTCGCGGGCTTCCTGAGAAATGTTTTTCCATAGGTATTCTTGATGAGGCACCATCGACTCAGGAGGCACACCGCGTTCGGTAATCGCTTTCATGCCGTCATCGAGCATCGAGCCAACATCCCGCCCGCCGTTGATTTGTGCGTATAGCCCTTCACCTGAGAGCGGTATATGCCGAAGACCGCGTTTCACTCGCGCTCGCTCTAGCGCCTTGGCTCCCGCGTAGCCGTTGCAGCTTCCCCGCTGCCCCTGGCTCTTGATCCATTGGGAGGCCGGAAACCACAATCTTGCAGCCATCCGTCGAGGATCCTTGAGGATCTCGATCTTCTGCTCCTTCGTGAACATCGGCATTCCCGAGTCCGCATAGGCTGTGAACGACTCTGGGCGATGGTCTGGAACCAGCGTCCCTAACGGAAACTCCAACCCATCGATCTCGATATATGGCAGACTCATTGGCCGGTCGCCTCCATGACGAGATCCCCAATCCCGGCTGTTGTTGCCGGGAGAGGGGCTGACTTGAGGATCTCTCCCTTGGGACCGACGATCAAAACTGCCGGGATGCCGACCTTCTCGGCCTCGACTCGAAACGGCTTGGCGTCTGCGCTGTCAATGTCGTAGAACCGCCACTTTGTATTCCGCGATTCCAAGCCCAGCCAAAATTCCCCGTCTGCCAACACCCGCGCCACCGCTGGATTCCGCGCTGCGGTCTCTTCGACGACCACCACCCAAGCGCCTTCCACTGGCTCAAACGGGCCGACAGGCAAGGGGATTAGCCTGCCGACCCATGGACCGATCGCAATGAGGGCTCCACCGATCAACATGAGAACGGCGGGCCATGGCGATCGGCCAATCATTTGCTGTCACCTTGCGAGAACACCGCCGCAACCACCGATGTGATTGCGGATTGCCCCGTAGCGTTCTTCGTCTTTTCAAAGTAGACCATCAAGGCATCGACATGCTGCAACGCCTCCAAGCGACTCGGCGTCTCCATGGGGCTTAGATACTTTTCCAGGTCTCCCGGAGTCAGTTGGTCCAACGTGCGAATGATCTGCCTGCTTGCTGGCTTCGCGGTCCATTGAAGCACCGTCCAAACCAACCCGCCGACGAAAACCAGAACACCAAAGACCGAGGTCAACACCGTAAGCATTACTCATCCTCCTCTTTGGGATGATCGAGCCCGTACACCTGTGCCTCGGAAAACTCGAACTCAAACTCATCCGAGAACTTGGGATCCTTGATAGCGTGAGGGTCATTCACGCCGGTCGCCATCCAGATTTGGAAGAGCATCAGACACAGCTTGACAATCAACTCGATTTGCCACGGCTGGAGCACTTTGACCCGTTCGTCGCAACGAACTTCGTGCTCGAAGATGTCGGGCGATCCCACAGCGCGGGCAAACGCATCGCACGCAACACACCAAACCGTCTCTTTGTCCAGCATTTAGATCCCCTTACGACACGCGCGCGAGTCAGGCTCGCTCGATTCGCCTATGTCTATGGGATCCTACTGGATGAAAACGCTAACCCTGCCTCCGATTATCGCTCCGCGTCACCAACTGCCTCCAACTGCCTCCACCATTTGGAGATTTGAGCACTAGTCCAATATCGGCGATTGTTGGGCCTCACGATCGAAGGTCGAGGCAACACGCCGTCCTTGTGCCATTTTCGGATCGTGCGATAGGACATGCCGGTAACTCGGGCAATCTGTTTCAGGTCGAATAGTTTTGGCTCTTGCATCCCTTCACCTTTGGTCCCGAAAACTCAATCCTTGCCACCATGCCGCGTCGAATGTCACAGGCCAAGCAACGCCGCGTTTTGATCTTCGCTCCGCAATCTGGGCACCTTTGTGTCGCCGATCGGCTGTTGACTCGCTGGCGGGCTTGGCGAACGTAAGCGTCCCATCGTTCTTTCCAACCCTCCTTCCCGAGCACCAACCATTGCGGGGTGTGTTTTCTGTGGCACCACCAAGTCGCAAACATGCCACCGAGGTCGGAGTCATGCTCGTCGTAACGGATCGCCCACTCGATCGCTTTAAGAATCTCAGCGTCAAAGTAGAGCTTCGAGGATTCTGATGGTGGTGTGTGGTTGTTCATGTCCGCTCGCAATCCATTTCTCGATAAGAACCTGAGCCGCCTGCCCGTCATCGTGCCAGATCGCTTTGAGGGCGTCTAGCGCGGCTTTTGCTACGTTGTCCGCATCCGGTTTCGTTGCCTTGGGAACTCTCGGCATCGGCTTGGTTTTCCAGACCATGCTCTTCGGCCTTGGAAACACAAACATCATTTCGACACGCAATGCGCCTTCCAAGGGTGGTCCCGAGTACGCTTGCGAAGCCACTAAACGAATGCACTGTTTGAATGGCTCCGCGTCCGAGGGAGTGTAGACCCGGACAAACGCTCCTTGCTTGCGGCCCTTCGTTCTCGGCTGTGCGATCGGGATCCCTGGAATGTAGAGTTCAATCGGGGTCATGTTATGTTGATTTCCATATAACGCCGTATTATGGTCAATTCAATATAATACTTGTTATGGCGATTAGAACAGCATGTCCTGAGACAGACGTTCGACCGCTATTTCGCAATACTTCTCATCTAGCTCGATGCCAATTGCACGCCGCCCCATTTGCTTCGCCGCTACAAGCGTCGAACCACTTCCCATGAATGGGTCTAGCACAATCTGGCCTTCGTCTGTCGTTACGCGTATGATCTCCGCTATCAGCCCTACGGGCTTTTGTGTTTGGTGTTCCCTTTCGCTACTGTGCACTCGCTTTTCGTTGATTACGTTTGAGCCATCCAGGGCGTAGTATGTTGGCGTTCCGTTGCTGAAATGCATAGCTAGTTCGTGCTGTGCCTTGAAACCATTGCCTAGCCCGGCGTTTGGTTTCGCCCAAACGATCAGCGATTGGTATCGCATCCCGCTTGACTCAATCGCTGGAACCAAAAACGGCACCATTCGCCAATCTGTAAACGCTGTGAATGTTCCGCCTGGTGGTATGTGTCTCGCACACCATCCGGCTACGTGTGACAGCATCCAACCGATTCCGGCTGTTGTCATGTTGTCGTTTACAAACCATCCGACTTCACGGATGGTTTCGGACCGTAGGCCCATGCCTTTCGCCGCTCTCTTTCCTGCCTCGTTAAACCCGCCAGAGCAATATGGCGGATCTGTCACGACTGCGTTGACTGTTCCCAGTTGGTAGATGATTTCCCTGCAATCGCCATGATAAATGGTGATGCCCTTGTGATCGTAGTACGGTTTCAATGCAACTGATGCCATAACAATTGGATGCATCGAAGCCCCTGCAATGTCGTTTGGTGATTCCTTGAAATTTTCCATTATTCAAACCTTCCTTGTTGGGGCTCGATGATCCCTATCGTTATCGTCAAATGTTTTTGCGACCCTGCTCGTTCTGGCCGCGTTGACCGAATGCTAGCGGGTAATAGTAGAACGCTCCGTCTCCATCGTCCTCAATGGTTCCCATGACACAATCATTCCAATAGACCTCCAGCTTCCCCTCGATGACGAGATCGTTACACCCCGTTTTCGCAGGCCACTGTCGCAGATACTCCAGAAGCTCACCAACTGCCTTGCATTCAGCGTCGTTGTGCTGAAAACGAACATTAGCGATTGCGTCGTTGAATCGCTCCTCCCATCCGTCCTGTAGCTTCTTTACGCAATCCAAACACCAGCCCGAATCCAAATGGTCGCAATTCATTAAATGCGGCATTGTCATAATCCAATCTCCCGATAACAAAGCGGTGAACCGAAGTCGCCGGTCACCTAGTTCTCAATCCGAGTATCTTGGCGGCGACTCGGTTACCGCTGAGGTTCGTCTGACCTAACGAATACCGTCTCGCTCAAAATCTCGCATTGCGGCCTCAAACAACTGATTTCCTACAGACCGTGGACGACTTCGCTCTGCTTCGGCCTTCAATGCCTTGTCTGCATCAATCGTCTTGTCCCGCACCATGCGAGCAAGAACTCGCAAGCACTGCCATAAAGTTTCTTCGTCAACATCGTAAACCTTCCTCAATTGGTCGTTAGCCAAAAGCCGACGAACAACGGATTGCACCGAAGCCTCATTCGTCTCGCTCATTCTCGTTACCTCTTTCCTTTCGGCTCGGTGAATCCGAGCGTTCGCCGTATCAACCCTTTGTCATGAAATTACGGATTATTTAACAACTGACGCAAGGTAATCGACGGCAGACTGCAATCGATCCTTTCCAACGAGTGCTTGTATCAACCGCAAAACCTTTTTCGGGTTGTCTTGGAAGTTCCTAGCGATCCTGTAAACAAACACTTGCTCATCAGGTGACAAACCCGCCGAACAATCGGATGAACCCAAGTGCTCGGTCGGCTGTTTTTCGTTGTCCATGTTTTCTCCTCGCACTGGGTTATCCTGTGCGTTAGGTGGATTTTGCGTCCGCCATTTCGCGGCGCGTTGCTTGCGGGGTTTGATCCGACACCCACAACAATCGTTTCTCTTGGACTTCGGGAGCCTTGTACCCAGAGAGTCGCAAGAAAATCTGTAGCGATTTCTTGATGAATCCTTCTAGGTCGTCACCAATCAAATGTAAAAACTGTTCTTCCGTTCGTTCGAGATCGTACTTACTACACCACTCTTCCATCATGCGATGGCAAAACAACGCTTCCCCTTCGCCGCTGTCAATTTCCTCTTTGGTAGGGTTTGTTATTCGACCCTCAACGTACTCGGCTGTTCGTTCCCTAATGTGCCGGTACACCTCGAACGCAAATTCAGAAATAAACTCGTCTACATCTCTTGCGTCCGTCTGCACTGCTTGATCGCGATTGGCGTCGTATTGAAACTTAATCATGAAACCACCTAACAATTGCGTGAACCGAAGCCCCCGATTCGGCGTTTTTGAAATGGAGGCGTAACCGGCGGGGGCTCGGTTACGCATTGCGTTATGGCAACTTCGCAGCTTCAGCCAAAGCACGTTGACAACATTCCAAAAACGACCAGTAGTCGCCAGAACCGTCTGCCTCTGGTTCTGGTGAAATCCATCCAGCCCTTGGGAGTCCGTTAGCCCGCACATGCTTTCCCCGATACCACAAATCGACCGATGGTTCGTCTTCATCCGTGTCTATAACGAGTGTGTGCCACTTGCTTTCTGCCACCAAATACAACAGCTTGCAAACAGCCTCTTTGACTTCAGTCGCATAACAACGCGATGGACTCGGAGGCGACTCACTGGCTGGTTTCTGTTCACTCATTTGGTTTTTCTTTCTGGGGTTTTCCAAGGACACGCCATTACCGAAACTCCCCTCTACTGAAACTCTTTCATCACTTTCGCCCACGCATCTACGAGATGCTGCGGTAGATTGCTTCGACCGTGCAACTCTCGCTGCACGTTGTACGCATGACGCACGGCCACATGCACCGGCTGCTCGCCGTCGATCGTCATCAACGCAATACGCTCTTCAAATTTTTCGATGATGTCTTGCGGGTCAGCCATGGATCACCGCCAGAGGTTTAGGTGGTGGTGTAGGAGAAGCCAGCTTCTTGATCGTGTCGTAATGCTCGCCATGAAGTTCGCAGGCTTTGCGCATTGCACCTTCGAGGTACGCAATCGCTTTCTTTGCCGTGCCGTTCCTGATCGCATCGCAGGAGTCAGCCACTACTTCGCGACAATCGAGCACAGTAGCCACAAAACACGCCCTCCACACTGCATCGCGGTTTTCAGGCGGTCTTGGCAATTTCGCGAAGCGATTCGCTTCGGCTCTCACCCGTTCGATGAAATCCTCATCCACCACCACCCCCCACTTCACCAACCACTCAGCTTGGCTTGGCTTGGCTTGGCTTGGTTGGATGTGGTTAGATGTGGTTAGATGTGGATAGGTAAGGATAGGTAAGGATAGACTTGGTAAGATCTGCGCGCGCGAAGACTCCCCCATAGCCCCCCCCATAGACCCGGGCACAGGGTGGGTCTTAGGGTGGGTCTTAGGGTGGGTCTCAGGCTCAACAGTCGAAACAGTCGAAACAGTCGAAACGTCCGAGCGCCTCCCGACGAACCCCCCCAATCGGTTGATATTAGCCTTGAGGTAGTTCGGGCAATGGTCGGCCCAATCGTGGACAACCAGACGGCACTGGTCGTCCTCGTCGAGCCAACGACATTCGACGAGGGCTGCGACCAGATCGTCCGCGTTCCCGTCCCAGTCCACCATGACCGCGATGTCTTCGTTACAGAAGCGTCCTATATCGCCCCGAGGGCAATTCTTCGCGACGCCCGCCCAGAGCATTTCAAGCAGTCCCACAACGCCTCGGTTCGACTCCTTGAGTCGTCGCACCAATCGCTTGAACTTCAACAGATCCATCGTGCCAACTTTCATGTTGTGCCTCGCTCCTACGGCGTTTCAACTAAAATGAAAAGTACCCGGTCAACAGGTAGTAGCCGGGCGCTACTGCGATTTGTGGTGCCTGTCTCACCGTAAGGTGCCTGTCGGCTCGGGCCTTTTATGAGGCCGTCAAAAGCAACTGACGATCGGCAACGGACAAGTTATCCATCGCTTCCATCTTTGCCTTGAGACGATACGAACGCACTTCCATCTCAAGGTCCGCGATTCGAGCTTGATACTCGATGCACTTTCCTTGAGCTATTCGCGCCGCTTCGTTTGCTTCATGCAAGGCATCATTGAAGCTTGCTTCGGCTGCACGCACGGCATGAATCAGGCGACTAACGTCCTTCTGGGTTCGTCGCCCCATAGGCAAGGTGTTGTTTGAATCAATAACCACACCAGCCTTCTCGAAATGCTTGTCAATAGACATAGCACACGTCCATTTCTCGGTCTAAGACCGCAGTAATCCTGCTAGTTCATCGCAAACCGTGGCTAAACGCTCAGCCAAACGCGGCTCAGATTTCTCTAGCAGCTTCCATCCATCTGCTGGCACGTCTGCCAACAACTCGATGATTCCTTCAATCTGTCCAATCTTTTGCTTGAGATAGACAGGCAAATCGATACCGTAATCCTGTTTTGGTGCAGGCTCTCGTTTCTCCGGCTTAATGCCAAGCTCAGCGTTAACTGCTTGTCGGACAATATTGGCCGTTACCGGCTTGCCCTGCTCCTTGGCAATTTCAACGGCTGCTTTTGCGACTCGCTGAACGTCTTGCTTGCGTAGAGATTGCAAGTCTCGCGGAGAACCCGGCTTCGTCGTGTCCTCGACGGCTAACCTCGCAAACTCTTTTACGATTGTGGGCTTCCATTCGACTGGACTATTTCCCACTGCATTGGGTAATATTTTTGGGTCTGGTAGTTTCGGACGGATCGCCGCAGCAGCGATAAGATTCAATACTTGCTGCCGTTCGATGCCGAAATCGTATCCAACACGCTCTTTCAAATACGCATCCCAGCTTCCAAAACCATCTTCCTTGTACAACTCATCGTCGCGAATCTCTTTCAATGCGTTTCCGGTTTCAACAAACGCTTCCATCGTTCCGCGAATTGATTTTTCCAGCGTTCGCAACCGCTGCTTCCGATCTACTGATAGCTTTGCCATCACTTCACCCTTCACTTGAATGCCAGCGTTAAAACGGTGCTGGCTAACCGTTGCCTTTCGGCGATTCAAAAAAAACCGAGCAGGACTTGCACCCGCGCGCAGTTGGGCTATGAGAGGCCCAGTCGCACCTCACTGTGAGTCGGTCTTGCCGTCACACCTCGACCGGATGCGGCGCGTCGAGAAGTGACAAATCGGCTTCTGTTACCGTTACCTTTTGTCCAAGGACTGCGCGATCGTAGTACATCACCGCTCGGATGGGCCCAAGCGAACTTTCGACGGCTCCCACTTCTGGCGACGACAAGTTTTGAATTTCTCGCTTGTCACTAAACACATGCAATAGCGTGTGCAGTTCTTCGATCTTCGTTGCCTTATACCATCTGGCTTCCACTCGCAAACGATCTACAATCTCTTCAGGCAGCGTCTCAACCGCATCCGCTAGAGACCGCAACGCCACTACCAATTCTTCTCGTTTCATATTTCGTTATCCCCTTACGTTGTTGGTTGTTGTAAAAATGCCCCGCTTCCCACGGGGCCGGGAGTTGTCGTTGTAGGTGTCTGTACTCCTAATGTTCCACCATGCTCGTAGACGGTCGCGCTGTGGCCACTGACGGAACACAGTCGCGATCCAACAGCCCGGATCAGACCGAGCTTTTCCAGTTCCTTTGCACGCTTGCGAATCGAATCGTGTAGCGTGATATTGCCGTTGGCGATCTGTGATGCTGCCTCTCGCGCCGTGGCCAATCCACCACACCGCGTCAAACCCTCAAGAAACTGTGATCTGCGAATCGCAACCGAAACTCTCGTCTCGATCGCCGCTTCCTTGGATGTCTCGGGATCCGAAGCCCTAGCACGTTTAGCCCAGTCAAACAGATCGCCAGTGCTCATTCCTGGGCCTCCGCTTGCGGCTCGGTTTCCACCAAATCTGGATCCGCCTCGAAGACCACCGGGGCCGGAGTTATCACGCCGATCTTCTGCTTGAGCGATTCCGTTCGTGATGACGGAGCCACCGCGTCCACAGTCAACGTCGTCTCGACCGCGATCATGCGCTCGTACTCGTCAGGCTCCATGATGCCCGCAAAGCCGAACGCATAGCGGATGCACTGGATCGCGGCCTTGTGGCGTAGCATCCTGGCAGGCCACTGACGCCACACGTCGGTATTCCGCTTGCACTCAGCAAGGTACTCCGTCACCTTGCTTGCGTGCCTGCGATCCTTGCGGTAGATCACCGCTGTTACCGCGATCAACGTCCCGGCGTCAAAGTGGTCCTCGAACTCCATGCCGTCCATCATCGGATGGGAGTTCGCCAAGTTAAGCCAGCCGTCCACGCTAACTATGGGTTGGATCCCGCCACCCTTGGTAGGGAAAGCGTAGATTTCCTTCGTCAATGGGTTCAGGTTGTACTCCTTAGCCACAAGCATAAACGCCGCTAGTTGCTCCCGAGTGCATTCCTTGGGGACCACCGTCGCCCGGATCGTCGCCTCGAACGCCTCTGGCTCCATGCCGTACTGGTGAGCCAAATCCCTCAGAACGCTTTTGCGTTCGGTGCTCTTGGCAATTCCGACTTCTTCAACTGCACTCATTTCTTCACCTTCGCCTTCGCAATTCGCAGGACTCGGTAACTGGACGGCTCCACCGTGTAGCCCTTCCGATGCTGTTCGAGGTACGACACCTTGGTGCCATCGGCGAACATGCCAACCTCGGCATCACCGAGAGCCAACAGGAGTTGCTTATCGCATTCCTCCTGACGCTCCTTGATGGCCTTGGCTTCGGCTGCGAGACTCTCCCGCGTGGCCAGCAAGACATTCAGATCGTCGCCAAGATCGACGACCTTCTCAGGCACACGCCGGAACCGCTTCACGATGTCCAGACTGGCCTTCTCCCGCGACGGTTCTTCGCCGTGGACAATATGGCGATCCCACCATTCCAACAGCGTGTTGGCTAGCGTCTCGCACAGATCGTCATCGCGTGGGATCTCGTAGCGGACAATCCCGCGACCACCGAGCAGAGCGTACAGAAACGCCATATCGGCCCCAGTGCAAAGCAGTTGCGTATGCACTTGGCAAAGATAGTGCTCGGGGATTTGGTCCGTTCCCGCGTCACCCCAGTAAGGTGCCAACGGTCCCGTCATTCCCGCCGTCTTGATTTCGACGGGATTCCCATCCTCAGTCAACGCATCGAGCGTTGCCACAACCGGATGCCCACCGAGATAGGGCACTCGCACATTGCGGGCGAGCGATCCCAACTCCGCTTCCGCGTAATCGATCACTGCCCGTTCGAGGTACTGACCAATCTTGGTCGCCTCATTCCCCTTCCAGGGTTCGGCGAGCCCCCGCTTGTCGGCCCACACATCCCATGCGGAACGCCATGGATCGACACCGAGGATCCCGGCCACGTCCGAGGCTCCAATCCCCTTGCGACGTTCATCCAACGCTTCGTCCGAAAGTCCGATAGATGCGACACTCATGCCACACCTCGCTTTCCGGCCTCGTACTGAGCCAGATCGCAGGACGGCACATAGACGCCATCCTTTGCCCGAGCGAACATCAACACCTCGGCGTAGTCCGCCATGAACTTGGCGTCTACTTCGCACATGGTTCGATCCATGCGCATCACACTGACCTTTCGAGGCGAAGCGTCACGATCGACAGCATCGGCTCTCAAGATCACTTGACCCGGCGCGGTGATACCGATCCGAGCCTTGTCCCTGCGAGTATTCAACAGCGTGATTTCCACGTTGTCGCCTACGCGCACACTCTCCCCGCACTTGCGAGTAAGTACAAGCATTTCATTGCTCCTGGTTAAAGCCACCACCTATGGCTCGTCGAGGGAGCACCCCTCAAGAAGCCGTTGTTACTACCGATCAGGCTCGCGTCTTACTTCTCGCCTGACCGGGGTAAATGTAGCAACGTCAGCTACATTATTCAAGTCATCTATCGAATTTTTTTCGGTTTGCCTTTAGGCAGCTTTTCGAGGTTGTAGCGTTCACACTCTTTCTTGGGAAAAACGAGTGTTTGGCCTACTCGCATCGGATGCAACTTCCCCCTTTGCACATAGGTGCGAATGGTTCTTTCCGATAAACCAAGAAACTGCGCGGCCTCGGCAGTTGAAAAAAGAACGTCAGATTTTCCTTGAAGTGTCATGACCATGCTCGTATTGTAGCTTGTGTTGATACATTTACAACGCAAAGAAAACCTAAGTGCGGGTAAGACTGATCCACAACGGAGGACCAACCGCACTCAGGCTTTCTTGACGGAGAGGACAGGATTCGAACCTGCGGTAAGGAATTAACCCTACGCCGAATTAGCAATCCGGTGCTTTTTTCTCGCCTTTCACTTTGCTTTTGCTTGGAAATGACCTACCTATCTTTAACGCCAAGTCTAAACCTATCCGCCCTGTCATGTACCTCAGCGATCTCGTCCAGAAGATCGCGATGGAACGCGATCTCGAATCGGCCACGATCGGCCAATACCACCGCGCTTGCTCGAAGCTAGGATCCTTTCTCGGGAAAATTCCGAAGGTAGACGATTTGTCGGAAGAAAACGTCAATGGGTTTTTGTCTAGCCTCAAGGAATCTGGAAAGTCGGCAACGACCATCATCAATTACCGGGTCGCACTAACGGTGATATGGAACTACGCAGTAGCCCGCGATCTGTGCCAGCCCTTTAATGCTCGCAAGCTGAAACGACCAAAGCAAGAGCAGCGGGTTGTCCGATCGTGGTCATTGAGCCAGATCAAGATTCTGATTGATGCGTGTGCCAAGGTGCCAGGGCGATTGCAGTGCGGCGTCGCGACCGGTGCGTTTCTCGCGGCCTGGGTGCGTGTCGGCTACGACACCGGACTGAGGCCATCGGACCTGCGGCTGCTGCGATGGGCAGATGTCGATTTCTGCCAAGGGACGATCACATTGACCCAGCACAAAACAAAACGAGCCCACACGGCTCGGCTGTCACCAGCGGCCATGGGGCTGCTGACAGAGATCGAACGCCCACCGAGGGATAAGGTGTTTCCGCTAAGCAAATCTGGCGTGCGGCGGATCGAGTTGATCTTGTTTTCCACCGCCGCAAAACTCGGATTTCGGCGCATGCGTGGCCAAGGGCTCGGATGCCTTCGCAAAAGCCACGCCACCCAGGTCTACACTGCCGAGGGGGAGTCGGCAGCGGCAGAGTCATTGGGACATGTGTCAGGCACCAGAACAGTCAGGAGGCACTACATCGACTCAAGGTCGATCAAGTCGGGTAGGTTGCCACCCGAACCGCCTGCGGCTTAGTGAAAACGACAAACGTCCCGACAATGTGTCGGAAATGCGTCGGAACCGCCTGCGGCTTAGGGCGGTGGCGGTGGCAAGACGTTCACCGTGACGGCCACGGGATCGCTGTATTCGTAACCGTCGAAAACTCGAATTGAGAAATAAAAACTGCCTGGAGATGTGACCGCTGAATGTTCGACGTGCAAACCGAACGCACCCCCGAATGTATTAGTGAATCTCACTAGTAAATTTGCAGGGTAGAATCCATTGGACGCGCTGACCCTCGAAGACACAAACCACCCTCGGCCCGACGAATGCGTTGCCGTCAATGGAACAAACGCCGAGGTGGAAGGACTGGTAATAGTAGCGACGATCGGATTGGGAGTTACGACTGGTTTTGTGGAAGGGTTGTACCCCTCGACCGCTACAGGGAACTTACCAACTGGCGGCAGTCGATTTCCGTCGTCGAACATCATCCAGTAAATGTAATGCGAAGCAAGGCCGGTCGCTATCAGAGCGGGCACCGTTCCCCATGGCAGTTCTCGAAAACCCCCGTCAGCTTGACCGTATGGCCCGTACACTCGCGAAAGTCGAAGACGTGGTTGAACCGTTGCGTATTGATTGAGGATACCTTGCCGCGTTTGATAGCCAATCCACGGCCACAGAGGGCTCGTAGTGCTCGGGCTTATAGACAACCCGGCACAACTCGTTTGCGTGACCACTCGCTTGCGGTGTCGATCGTACACTTCCGTCTGATTGATGTCTGGCACGTCTGCCATGGGGTGAGTCGTAAAATTCGCTACGGTCAACCCCTGAGATTCGAACGCGGTTGTAGGAGCGGTGCGTAATGTGGGATTCAGACGAATGCTTTCGCCAAAGTGTGTCGCTGTCAATGTTTCGCGCTCTCGCAACTGCACTGGCACTGATTTTTCGTAAGTGATTTCGTAATCGTCGGACGCCGAGGTCGTGAAGTTTCGAGCATTCCAACCTAACGGGCAAAAAATAGCTCCAGCCTGGGAGAAAACTCGCTCTGAATATCCTGTGAGTCTTTGCTTTGCGGCACCCCACGTCGGCGAAACTGGTATCCAGCGAAATTGATGCCACCTGTATTGCGACTGCGTGGGAAGCGAATACCAAGTTCCCGGCCAGTTGGCCGTTATGTTGGCGATCGCATCTAGGTCGCCACTGTCGATGGCACTTTCAAACACTGATAGATCGACCACGGGGTGCCCTGGATATTCGCCATACATCCAAGATACGAACGGCAGCGATAGGTCTGTGTCTCCACCAAAGCTGTCCGTGCTGCTTGTGCGATGTTGAACTGCGAATGCACCATTTGGAATTGCCATTGCGGCTCCTGCGCCGTTGTCAAGCCATTGCCTGCGCTGTGTTTGCACCACAAACGTAGAGAACAGACACGGTTTTCGCCGAGCCATCATCCGCTGTTCTTTCACCCCGCCAAGGCTGTCCACCCAAGCCCATCGATTTGATACATAGCTGGTACCGGCATCATGCTCGATAAAAAACTGATAGCACCGAGTTTCAGTCTCGTTCACCCACGGTCCAAAGTGATCGAAGACGCGATGTATCCAATACCGGCCAGTCCTGCGTAAAACATCGCTGGTAGGCGTCTGGCTAGATGCTGACTCCAATGTGTGAACATGGAGAAGCGAGGAAAACGACTTGTCTCTGTGGATATTAGGCGACCAAAATTTAGTGCTGTCAAACGTAGACGTGTCCGTAAAGCTGTGCCCAATCGTGGCCACGCCTAAAAGATCGTCGCGAACTACAGGAGCCGATGCCTTTTCGCTTGCGTTTATGTAAATCGCTTGCGAACCGCCCTCATAATCAAATTCGATTACCGAATTTGGTCTTGCGTCGTAGGAGTCTGCTGGCGAAGCGAACCAATACGAATTTGGGTACGTCCCTTGGAGCGTGCTCCCTCTCCACGGAACGTCTTTTGTATTAGGCGAAAACGACGTATACGTCCGGGTCGCTGTCCCTGCTCGGGCGCAGGCGGTCTGCACTCCATCTGGTCGCGTCCAGGGTTCTTGCGGCTCGAAGGTGGGCGTCACTTGCGAGCTTGAGGCCGAGGGATACTGCAAAGTTTTTGAAGTGAAAGTTGAGTATCCTTGAGTCTGAATGAGGCGATTGTGTGGTCGCGGTAGGTTGAGAGTACCGAACCGAATACCCCGAGCCGATATAGGGACTCGAAGGTGCTGGCGATTGGTTTTTGCTTCTTCGTCGTACTCCAACGGCGAAACGTCGTATATGTCTTTCGACAGATTGAGACCAATTCGCGTCATATCAACTCCACGTCTGCACTGAGTGTTGTTTGCAGGATTACCGCGCGATCGCCGTCATGTAACGCCAATACGAAGTCGCCAACGTCCAGCCATGGGAACAAACCTAGTTTGTCTTCGACCAGTACCGGCCTCGCGTTTATCGCTTGGCTGTATACGCCAGAAGCATTGACATAGTTAGCCGCTTTCCAGCGTCCGCTATGAGGAGCCGAATAGGCTCCGATATAGAGTCCAGCCGTGCTTGTCTTGTCGGTGATCTGCACCAGCATCGCTCCCCATTGCGGGCTGGAGGCAGAAGGGATCCGAGGCCACATGGGCAAGGATTCGTCGCGAAGATCAACAAAGGTTCGCCCTTGCTTGTAAGTTACGGCTGCTGCCTCGGAGCCCAAGGGTATCGAAAAGTAGCCAGCCATCTCAATACGCTCGGTCCTGCGTGATGCGCGAAAGTAGCCCTTGATGGTTCGCTCGACGGCCCGAACGCATCGCTCGTAGGTGGCTGCTTGCGTGTCCAGCATGGATTGAGCGGCTGCGAGTCCCAGTCCTGCGAGTGTGCGTATCACGATCGGAGGCATCACCAACGAGGAAAAGTGCATCATTCCGCCAGAGCCCGATTGCGTCGGCTGGTAAAACGTCGGCTGCGTCAGCCCAAGATTGCCGATGCTGTTTTGAGGAAACTGAACGAACGGAGAAATGTAATCGGGACGCATTCGGAATCCATATCGATCCAAATACGGAACCGTCCACGTCCATTCCAAGTCTTCATACCTTTTGATGATGTACCGCTTTGCCGGAGTGCCGACATTGAGGGCTGCTTGCAAGTTGACTTGCGGTTCGCCTGCTAATTCCATTCTCCATCGGCCAGGGTACGAGTCCAAGTCGGCCCATATCACCGTCCCTGTCATTGCCGCAAGGGTGCGGAGGCGGTTCGGAATGTGCGAGTTGCGAGTGTACTGATGGAAACCTATTGATGCTGCCTGTCGCACCGAGGCGGGAACGTCGGCATGTAGCCGAAATTCGCCGACTTGAAATGGATCACCACCCGACGCCAAGGTCGGGTCGATCGTCTCGGCGACGTGATACTCCGCCAGCAAGTTTTCGTCTTGCTCCTGGTTTGTGATGCCTTGGTTTTCGTAGATCGATTCGGCGTCTGTAACGGACGACCATGTGGATGGCGGGTTGTTTATGTCGGCAAAGTTGAGCGTGCCGACAATAAACTCGATTTTTACGATTTGCAAATCCTGGATACCAAGAAACTCAACTCTGCGTGGCACCAAAGGGTAGAGACGAATTTCGGTGTCCGGCCCGCCATCGTTCGCGCGCGATGTGTCCCGAACAATGCACTCTAACGAGCCGCTAAAGTCACGCTTTAGCAGTTTCTTCGCATCATCCTTCTTCATGCAGACATGCACTTCGTGAAACGCATGTCGCTTGAGCAGGACTTGGTTGTGGGCTGATTTACCAACCGCCGAAAAGACAGGGTATTCTTTTTTGGCTCCCGTAGATTCGCGAATGATGATGCGTTGCTGTGCTGGGTCAGGCATGCACCACCCCGCGTTGGCCGAAGGTTGGGTTGGGGGTCACTTGCTTTAAGACCTCGTTGATTCGCCACTCAGGCTGAAACGGTGGCTTGCCTGTTCGGAGCCACTCCTTGGCTTCGCGAACTCCCGCGCGGGCTGCTGCCTCCACGGTCATGGGATTGACTCCGCAACGACAGTTGTAGTCCCATGGGGGGGTGAAGTAGTCCCATACGGGATCGTCTCGGCGGTAGACGTTGGTGCCATCGAGCCCGAGGGACTCCATCTCTAGGTGATCGTGGCGCACTCGCGTGTCTCGGATCGCGTCGTAGGCTTGGTAGGGAAACGCGGCTGCGACGATCGGGTTTGATGCCAAGGTCTCCCTCCCATCGCGGAATGCTGCCTGGAGGTTGGTTCGGTAGACGTTCTCCAAGTGGGCCCGTCCGATGGGGGAGCCATCGAGAGCCTCACTGACGGCCTTCTCGAATCCCTTGCGGCTCGTCCCCTCGTCCACGTCGTAGACCAGGACGTTTCGGATGCGGTCGATGGTGTCGGTCGAAATCGGAGCCGTGATGAAGAACGCTCGCTCCTGCGCGTATTTGTCCACCGCCTCCCATTGCTGGCGGGTCATAATGTTTCGCTCGGCAAGTCGCTTGGCTGCTATCTCAATGAGCGGGAACCGCAATGCGTCGTCTGACTCGTCGAAGAACGTGAAACGCGGGAATGGTGGTTTCGGTGGCTTTTGGGGCGGTGTTTGCCGGATGGTGGTTTCGAACTCCTTCGCCAGCCATGGCGGGAAGTTGCGGTAGAGGTAATCCATCCCCGCCGTCCACGAGTATAGGAACGAGTCGCGGATATGGCGGTATACAAAGGTGCGGAATCGCCCGAGTGGTGTTGGTAGCCACGCCAGGATTTGCGGGATCGGAAGGGATCGCTTCTTCCAGAGCGAGTCCATGATCCGCGTTCGGACGGTCTGTGCGGCTCCCTCGGAGGCGATCAGGCTGCGTCCGATGATGCGGTCGAGGATGCTGCCCTTGGTTTGGCGGGGTGCGGTGGACAGTAAGATGTTGCTAGTAGACGGATCGAACGTGCCTCGGTTGCCGGTGGCGGATTTGATCTGGTTCGGCTCGAACGCCGCGTACACGGTTGCCCTTGCAGTGTTACCGTCTTTTGCGTTTACGAAAATTACCCCGTCGTGCCCTTCGTCTTTTGCGTCCCACAATTCCGCGTGATCGGGAGCGTCATCGCTGTAAGACATATCGATTACTTTTGGGTTCTTCATGCTGACATACAATGGAAAAACCCGGCCTTTCCCGCTGGCTTGTCGTTCAGCATGCAGGTTTGCCATATCTGGACTGCTTGTTGTCCATATTGCCCCTGGAGCTTTTTTTGAAGTTGCGCCAGATGGCTTAAATTCGTCGAAATCGAGTTGGCTTCCAGTCCCGTGATATACCACCAGCGGCTTCCCGTTCTCATCAACCACCCTCGAATCACCAAACCACGCCTTGAACTGCGGAGTCTCGGTGACGTGAGGCTTGGCGGGTTTCGAGGCTGTGCGACGAGCCGCGACCGATTGCGCGGACTCGACCAACTCCCAACGATGATTCTCATTGAGGCGGTAGGTCTTGCCGTTTTGGGTCTTTGTCTGGCCGGGTTGCATTGGTATTCCTCTTTGCTGCATGCGCCGCGTCTCGTATCGCTTGCTTGGCCTCTAATTCCTTGAGGACGGCTTGTTCTCTGGGATTCAGGACTTCACCAAATCGAATTGCCTCATGCAATTCATCGAGGTTGATCGAATCGATTAGGTGTTGCTGATCGTCGGAAAGTCCTTCCTGTGTCGTCAACGGGAATTGCAATGGGTCTATGGTTGAGTTTGCTGGGTTGGGTATGGGGGTATCCATTTCTTTGCCTCTTCAATGTACTCAGGGCTAGTCAACCCCTTGGCGATTGCCTCGGGTATGTCGCCAGCAAGATACCTGTGAGCTACGTTCCTATGCAACCTGTCTTCCAGTCCGTTTGCCGCGTTTTGATCCTCTTCAGCAACTCGCTGCTCCAGATATTTAATGGCCTCATTTCGGTCGGTGATTAGGCGCTTTTCCCCGCGATTATCGCTGCGATTGTCCACAACGTGAACCTCGACATCATGTCGCCTCTTCAAAAGTTCTAATGTTGCCTTTCTGGCCTTGATGTTGGCTTCAAAAGCAATGTTGGCGGGTACGGTACGCGGTAATTCTCCCCGCTTGTGCAAACCCATGGCTCGCTTGGCGATGCCGGTAAGTGCGGATTCGGGTCCGCGATCGATGAACACATGCAGAGGTTTGTATCCATTCGCGATCGCATCATCTAGTTTTTGTTCCAGTTTTGGATAGCTATCGGATGCTTGATCCAGAACGATCGGGTATTCCTGTTGATTGTAGTAAAGCCCGGTTGCTGTTCCCTTCCCTGAGCCACCGCCACCAGCAAGAATCAGCATTCGATTATTGCCCTTGCCTTTCATGCCGGACAACGCCTCCGAATACAACCGTTTGTTCAAATAGCTACTCGCTTCGTGAACATCGGCAGCGTTCGTACCGACGTACTGCGGGAAGTTGGTGCGCCATTCGTCGGTGTTTAGCACTACTCCTTGTAGATTTCCTTGGGCATCATACATGCCGTTGGATTGCAAATACTTGGCCTTGTGTTGTTCGTAGTTTTCCGCCGCGTCTCGTTGCGTAATCTGGTCAATCGTCTCTAGTTGCGACTCCATCGAAGGCGTCTGCGATTGAGGCTGGCTCGGCGAAGACTGGGGATGCGGTGATACCGTCGAAGACGTAGGTTTCGGCGGTTGCGGTTGCGAAGGCTTTGGGGTTGCCGAGGAAGTCTGTGCATCGCCGGGTTGTCGTGCCGAAGCGTGCGCAGATTGCGTAGCATGACCTACAGGTAGCTTTTGCCCTGTCCCTGGGTCAAACGTCGGCATCGGTCGTCCAGGCTGCGCCATCGGATGCTGTTGCGTTTGCGCCGGTGCTTGTTGAACATGCTGGGGATGGGGTGACGGCTGTGGACGATCGGATCGTTGCCATCGGTGATGCTGGTTGAGCGTGTATTGCCGACCATTGAACGTGCGAACGGTTCCAGGTGCAAGATTCATCAATGCAGGATCCTCTTGTTCGAGTTCTGCAAGTCGCCTGCGCAATCGTTCCGCCTCTTCGAGCTTTGCAGTCGATTGAACGATCTTTGGCGCATTGTCCTCGGATTCGGGCTGGTTTCCGGTCAGTGCCGCTTCGACTTCTCGGAGTCGCTGTTGCTTTTTCTCCAACTCTTCTTGCTTGGCGAACTTTTGCCCGATCTTGGCTTGCAAGGATGCTTTGTTGGCTTCCTGGGCAGAAATAGCCTGAATCTGATCGTCGGCTCGCTTCTGCATGTTGGCCGAGTATTCGATCGACTTCAAAGACGGTTGCGAACTAGAATGGATTTTGTCGCCGCTCGGAAGATCGAGAAAGAGACGCCGCGTCTCATGGTCTATCGGTGACAATTTCCATTTTTCCGTCCATGGCTCCTTACCATAGGAACGCGATCGCCAGCTAGGAAAGTATTCTGCTGGCTTGTAGTGCAACGGAACGCCTCGATATTCTCCGATGTGGATTGGCTCGATGTTTCCGCGATCCCATTCGTCCGAGTTCGCTGCTTCGTGATCGATTTCCGTCATTCGCGACGCAAGGGCTTCCTCGGCGGCTTTTCGTTCGTTGTAGGTGGTTTCACCTATCTTCATCTCGAAGTCTGGACGGCTGGCAAAATGAGCCAAGTCGGCTTTATGCCGTTCCAGTTGCGATTGCATTTCTGGTAGCGACTTGTCCGCTTGAGAAAGCAATTCTCGTGTCTTGGTTTGCTCGCGTATGTGACGTTGCTGGCCCTGTCGCAGACGCTTGATTGCGTCCTCTAGCTCCACTTTTTCCATCGTCAGAGGATTACCCGATGCGATCGCCATCAACTGGTCGGGGGTAACGGTTTCCGTGTCTGCGTCCGCGACTTCTCTTGCATCGCTCTTGCCAGCCATGACTTGGTTGATGAATTTGGCCTTGGTAGATACGGTTTGCCAGAAGAAAGAATCCAACGAACCTTCTTGAATGTACGGGATGTTCAACAATGGCTTGCCCAGCTTGGCCAGTTCGTTGCCGTGCCGGAAACCGCGTCCGACACGTTGCTCTAGCGCTGATGGGGTCCAGGGAACGTCCAAATGGTGCATGGCCATGACCTTGTTCTGGACATTGCATCCCGTGCCCAGTTTCTTCGTCGATCCAATCGCGACAAGGATTTCTCCGCGTCGCATCTTGTCCATGGCGTCTTCTTTGGCTTGACCCTTGAGCGCCGAAAAATCGGCAATCTTCTCTCGGGGAATCCCACCCGCTACCAGCTTGTCGATGATGTCGTCGTACAATCGGAAGGATCCTGTGCTTCCGAGGTTTGCGTCGGCAAACTCTTCATTGAACGTGATGTCTTCATCTTCTTCCTGGCGTTCTTCGCTTTCTGCATCGTCACTGACGACCGCCTCGGCTGCTCGCGATGTGGTGGTAGACGGATTGACACCCACATCCGAAAAGATCAGTTGCGTGAACCCTGGGTTTTCCCTTGAGAGCCGTAGGACGTTGCGAACGCATTGATTTGTTTTGCTGTTAGGTAGATCCGGCGCGTTGTCGTCTAGCAGACGCAAATCGACGGCTCCCTTGCGGCCATCGGTACAAATGACCAGCATGTTGTCTTCGCCCTTTTCGGCCTGACCACGTTTTCCGCTGAGTGCCTTGGCTCGCTCTTGCAGATTGCCCATGAGGGCTTCGATTGCAGGATGCTTTGGAGAGACGGTTTCTTGATCGACCTTCTTTGGCCTTAGAATTACCGGGGATCCAGCCGGACGCGACGGATCGTTTATTTCCGCCGCTTGCGCAGGTGTTAGCTTGAGATCGTCCGCCCGTTGCACGTCGATCACTTGTCGAGCCATCGCCATCAGCTCGGGAACATTGACAAACTTCGAGAATCGATCCGTAGGCTTGTATTCGCCAGCCACGTTAAAGTTATGCCGCGTTTCGATCGATCCGAAGACGCTTGCCCAATCATCGAAATTGGAGATTCCACGTTCTGCAAGTGCGTTCGGCTGCAAATACCGCTGCATCGTGTACAGTTCGGCCATGGTGTTATCCAAAGGCGTTCCTGTGGCAAACACAACACCACGGCCACCGTTGTGTTCTTGCAAGTATCTGCAACGCATCAGCATCGTGGTTGCTCGCTGGCTTCGGCCTTGCGGGATACCCTTGACTCGGTTTTGCTTGCTGTAGGTCGGTAGAGTCTTGTAGTAGTGGGCTTCGTCCACAAACAGTTGATCGATTCCTGTGTCCTCGAACGCTACCGCATCATCCTTGCCCGCAGCCGTCAAGATGCGTTCCAGTTTTACTTTGAGGTTTTTGATTGCGGTTTCGATTTGCTTGGCGCGATTGCGGCCATCTTTTCCGCCCTCACCCTCTGCGGCATTTTTTGCCGATTCCATTTCCGCGATTTCATCTCGCATGTACTGCGCTTCCACCTCGGGGCGCATTTTGAGCATGTTCAAATTGTCATGCGTCATAATGACCAGATCGTAGTCGCCCGTCGCCATGCGTGAGACAAGCTCCTTGCGCTTCTTGGCTGTCATGTTCCCCTGGGTACTGAGGATTCGAGCGCCAGGATAGAGCAGTTGAGCATCTCGGGTAATTTGCTCGATATTGGCCTTGAGACACGCGATGCACGGCTTTTTAGCCAAGCCTAGACGCCTCAATTCCATGGCGCTTGCGATCATGGCATAGGTTTTGCCCATTCCCACTTCGTGGGCAGCTAAAGCCGTACCGTTGGTAACGACTTGCCAGACGAAATTGGGAATGTGCGGATGCAACTTGATCGCCGGGTTCATTCCTGGGAATGTTTGGTGCGATCCGTCGATTTGCAAATCGCGAATGTTGTTGAAGTTGTCGTTGAAGTATCGCGCAAGACGAATCGCGCGATCGTCGTCTGACCAAACCCAATCCCCGAACTTGTCCTTCAACTCTTGGACTTTGGCCGCAACATCGTTGGTCGCCTTGCGATTGACGACTTCATTTCCGTCAGCATCGACGGCCCGTATTTGATGCGTTCCGGTTTCGTCTGTGTATTCGTCGATCCCTCCCTTTACTTCGATTTTTCGGCCTGTCAGTGCCGCTTCAAGTAACTTGATGAACCCGACTCCATGCGTGTCCCATTGTTGCGTTTGATATATTCGGCCACTACTGTACCGCCTTTGCCCCTCGGAAGACCATTTGGCTTTCCAGCCTCCGAGCCCTCCTGCAAGAGTAGAGTGCGAAATCTGGAAGTAGCGAGATTCCGTATTGAGAGTGTCGGCTGCAAATTGAGCAACATCCGAAGGTGGAAGCCATGCAGCGCCGAGGTTGACAGAGATTTCGCTGATGTCCTTATCCTCGGGTTGTACCTTGGAAAGAGCATCGACGTTTACCTGGAACTTTGGATCGGCTTCGGCTGCGGCCTTGGCTGCAATCAACTTTTGTCGAACATTACCCGACAAGTAGACCGCTGCCTGTTGCCATCCCGCGCTGGGATCCTCGAAAGCAATGCCTGATTGCGACAGTTCTCGCCCCGCTTGCTCAATCGTCTTCCCTGTGATCTTTGCAATGTGCTCGATGTTAACTCCACCGAACTCATGGAACGATACTCCGATGGCATCCGACACGTTGTCTACTTTGTCCAAGCTCGGAGTGTGCCGTACTGTATCCTTGAAAAAGATGTCTGCCTTCTTTGCTTGTTTGGTTCCAGCGTTGTAGTTCTCAAGAGATCGCAAAAAGAACTGGTCGTCTCCCGAATCTTGCATCGCGCGAGTATTAGCACGATCGTTAATAGGTCCAAATTGGGCGACGAACTTGTCGTATGCTTGGTTCAACGCTTCGCGATCCTTTGAGGCATCTTCTCCCTTGAGCTGCGTATTGATTGCGGCTCGACCGGCTGCAAGAATCGCGAGTTGCCCTTCGATGCGGGCTAGCTGCGTCTTGTTGGCCTCTCGCTGTACCAGTCCGCCTCCCACTCGCTGAAATAGCTTGCCATCGATAATCCGATAGCCACCTTCGCGAACATCATCAGGCGCTGGCATCGACTCAGGAATGAATGCCTGCTTCGAGTTTTGGACTGGGTGATACACACCTTCGGGTAGGTTGTCGATAAACTTTGCCAGCTTAGTGCGTAGCTGGTCGCGACCGACCCGACGCCGATCCTCTGCGGACACTGGGGTTCCGTCTTCGAATACTAACCGGCGTTTTTTCGATACTGGATCGACATCGACTCTGACGGGTCGCCCTAAAGCCTCAGACAACTCTTCCGGCGATGCCGCAGACACTCCCTTTTCTTCCGCCGATCGCATGGTCGCGCTGCGATCCAATCGACCAAGAATGTTTTCTGGGTGTTCGGCAAAATACTTGTTGATCGTGATTGGTTCACCGCCGTCAGGATCGGGGACTTGTGTCGTTTGGGTCCAATCCGGCCCTGGGACACGTTTGCCATCTTTCCAGTGATAGAGTCGGCCAAGCGAATCAACCGTGATTCCGGTGAAACCTGGTTGTTTTGGATCGGCTTCGCTAGGCGTGTTTTCAAGTGTGACAGGTTGTTCCCCAGGTATTCTCTTGCGCAGGATCACCATGTCGGTGACTACCGAAGTACCCGCGTTCTCTTGGTGCATTCCAGTCGGAAACCGAACGGCTGCAACAAACTCGCACTTGTCAGCAAGCAATTTACGAATCTTGTCGTCCGGTTTGTCCATTGTGCCGGTGCTGGTGATGTGCATGATGAGCCCGCCCGGCTGTGCAACATCCGCCGACTTCAAGAAAAAGTAATCGTGTATGTACGCTTGATGCCTGTCATAGCGAGGATCGGCAACTTGATATGCGCCGAACGGCACGTTGGATCCAACCAAACCAAAAAAGTTGTCTGGCGATTGAAACTTTTCGAACCCTTTGATTTGCACGTTCGTTGACGGGTACAGTTGCTTGAGCATTGCTCCCGTCGTTTTCTCCAGTTCGACCGCTGTTGTGTGCGTTCGGCCCGCTAGGTCGCTTGGCATCATGCCGAGGTAGTATCCGATCCCGGCAGAAGTTTCGAGGAATCGTCCTCCGTTGAACCCTAGCTTTCGAGCGATGTCCCAGTGCGCCTGAACCACATCCGGGTGCGTGTAGTGGGCATTGAGAATCGAACCCTTGGTTGTTTCAAACTCTTCGTCCGTCAAGATAGAACGCAATAGCTTGCGTTCTTTGTCCCAGTCCTGCTTCTTGAAGTCAGGATCGTATTTGAGTTGTTCTTCATCACGCTCCTGCGACTCGTCGTCGTAAGCTCGCGGATTGTTGAACAAGGCAGGAAATTGGCCCCATCCAACGAACTTGGAAAGAGTCTCAGCTTCCTCCGGGGTAGGTTGACGCCCCTCTTCCTGCAACATTCGCATCGTTTGCAGGGCTGCAATGTTTTGACGAAACTTCGTCTTGAGTCCGCCTTTAAGAAACTCGTTCGTTGTGTAGCGGAAATTCCCAGCCGCAAGATCGGTAGGGGTTTCTGGGGTCGGAGGCGAAGTGACGATCGCCTCGACGTTAGAGGCTACTCCTCGGGAATCGCGAAGAGTTGATCGTTGACCAGTTCCCGAATCACTTCCTTCGGAGTCCCCTGATCGATTAGCGTCTGCTCCAGTCTTTGAGCGGAGTCTACCATCATCGTCAGATAACCCGGAGTCTGATCCCCCAGTTCCTCCAGTAATTCCGGCCTGTTCGCTTCCAGGTGATCCAGAAGGGCTTCTTCCAGATATGGACTTCGGCTCTCGGGGTCCACTGTCTTTGCTCTCTCGTTCCAGTCCATCTTTGGCCTCCGCATCCAGTTTACCACGATTCAAATGATGATGTAGGAGTTTCGCCGCAAAATCCGACGCTTCTTCAATCGATCCAAACTTTTCCTCGTAATCGGTTCGTTCCTTGGTCGGGGAATAATGCCGTATTGTATGCTCGTATTTACCGCCTGCTTTGCGAGCGATGTTGATCTGCACTTTGTGTCCATTTTTCAGAACCAACTTGTGCGCCCGCCGCAATGTGTCTGCCCATCGATTGTGATTGGTGTTCCGCTCCTGCAAATCCGGGGCTTTCTGCTTGGAATCGGCGGTTCCAGTTTTTTTGCCGCTTTCAATCTCTTGGCGTTGCTGCTCCGAGGCTTTTGCAAGAACTTCGCCCGGAATGAACATTCCGCCGTAATACTCATGTCCGTCGATAACGAGTGGGTTTTCCTTCGTATAGCCTTTCGGGGCATGTTTTGCCGACATGAATTGCGGTTGCTGTAAAGCGACCTTTGCCGCTTTTACTAGCTCCGCAGCCGACAACACTCCCTCTCCAACGGCTGCGGCTACGTCTAGGCCCATCATCGTTGGATCTTGTCCCATGCTGGGATCGCTGCCATCGTTCATGCCTCCCATGGGATCTGCGTTGGGATCCATGCCCATTCCGCCGTCCATGCCTCCCATGCCGGGATCCATGCCCATCGCTTGCGGTTGACGCTGAGCTTCGAGCGCCTGCTTGGCTAGTGGCTTGTGCTTCACGTCGAACGGGATCATGCGTCCGAAGATATTGATGATGCCGGGCTCTAGTAGCTGCTCTCGCATGTCGTTGATGATCGTCCGCACCCACGGGTCGAGGTTCGCGTAGAGGATCCCCATGGGAATCAATCGGCCTTGCCAAGAGCCTGCGTCGTCGGCCTTGAGAACGCCATCGGGAACGAACATCCCGCGTAGCATCTCCCCATCGAGATCCCCAGGGTACTGGAGGATGTGCGACGGGTTCGCCGGGACGGTGGCGCGTGTGAGGTTCCACATCGGGTTGCCTTTGTCGTCGTACTGGGCTGGAGTGGTCGTTACCCCTCCGGCTTCAATCTGCTCGACGATTTCGCGGGCCAGTTCCCGGTTGGCGACTTCGTGCGGGTTGTCTACGGTCCCGATGTCGGTCGATCCCTCGGGGTAGCGCAGGTCGGCCCCACCATACGCGTCTTTGTGCATGAACAATCGCCGAACATCCACAGCACCGCCATCGAGGTGCTTGTCGGCCCAAGCGCGATACGAGCCTTGCAATACGGTTGTGCCGTAGTGTTCGCCAGGAAAAGCGTTGTAGGAATGGAACAGACACTCGGGATGCCGCAAATCCAAGTAGCCTTCGGGGGCTCCCTTCACTCGTCCAAACCGAATGCCACAGGATCGCCCGGTGTCGGGATCGAGCAGCATTCGAACATCGTTTGCGTGTCGCTGTTCGATGGTGGAGATTTCCCACGTCCCAAACTCGTCAGAACGCTCCCAGATGACTTCGCACCCGGCCCAGCCATAGATTTGAGCGGACGCGAGATGCTCGATGGCACAGTCCCATAGCTTGCGAATCTGACGCATCACCCAAGCGCCGACGGCCTCGTCCTGGCACATCACGCCCACTTGCCATTGGCCGTTGACCTCGTAGCCAAACTCGACGCCTTGGACGATCGCCCGCCGGGCTGCTAGTCCGATCTGAATCGTCTCGTCCAGAAGCATTTGCTCGATGATCTGAAACGTGAGCGGTGGTAGCTTTTGGTGCCGTCGCAGCCACCATGTTTGGATCGGCGCGTAGCCTTTGGTCTTCGCGGTCGGTCGTTTCAGTGCGTCGTTGATCTGGTTCATATTTTTCCTCCGCAAGCCTTGTCAACGTAAAGTTGCACGGCCTTGGATTTCGCTTGTTGTGCTAGTTCTTCGTCACCGTAGGCTCGGAGCCAAAGTTCGTACACTTGTTGGTAGTTGGTCGCGTCGTAGTTCCCCTCGTCAATCTTCCGCTTTGCCTGGAGCGCTGGAAGCATCTCCTGCAGCGCCACGATCTGCTCGGCGTGCAGATCGAACGGGTTTAGCCCGTACTCCCATCCGACTCGGATCCTTCGTTCGTATTTTTTTTTACCGCTTCGGCAACTTCACCGAGTCGGCTCCACAGTTGGAACGCCATGGTCGGAGTCGCGTCGGTGACTCCCATCTCTTTAAGTTCGTTTGCGGCTGCGCGAAGGAAATCGCGCGATGCGTAGACCAGTCCGTCACGCCGTTCGAGCGGGAACCGCTTCTCCATGTCTTCGAACATTAACCGCGTCTCCAAGAGATCGACCGCCACCGTCACCGGCTCGGCTCCCGTCTTTTGGATGACGACTGAAAACGATTCGTCTTTCAGGTCGATGTGTGCCACTTCGATTCGATCCTTTCACTAGGGGTTGTTTGGCGGTTGATTACCCGGACTGCCCGAGTAACTCGATGAACCGCCTTTTCCAGTTCCGTCGGTCAAAATGCCTGCCGAATGACTTTCGGCCAAATCCCGGCAAACGTATTCGATTTCCCATTTCGCTGCGAATACGGGTTGGCAATAGAACGTGCCGAGGTAGGCAGGCTTGAAACTTTTTTCAATCATCTTCAACTGCACGTTGCCAATGACGAGCTTCGGCATCGGGATCTCGTACCCGACGCGCACGGCCATGCCTCGGTAGATAATCTTGGTAGCGGCTCCTGGGTACACGGGAAGTATCGATGGAATTTCCGCGCGGCTCCCGCGTCCGGCCTGTTGCAGTTCATTTAGGTTAATCACGCCATCCTCTACCACTTCTGGCCCTAATGGGATCCACTGGTCTTTTTCTAAGGCGGACTGTTTGATGTCGAAGTACGCCTCAAAGTGTGCCCAACTAGCGTTCGGTGGCGGTAGCGGGTTGCAAAGGGCTCCAGCCAATGGCGTCGTTCGGTCGTAGACGATTTGCAAATCTTTCACCTCTGGGATTTCAGGGTGTTCGTGATTTACCAATCGGTCCTGATTCACTGGGTCGGGAGTGAGTTGCGATATACCTCGGCAATGCTCCATGCCGTGCATCGAGTCTTCCCATTCGTCCCAAGTGACCCATAATTGACTAAATAAACCCGACGCCCCGAGCCAGTTCGACATATCGCCCAGGGTGCGGTAAGAAATCGATGCCGACACTCCTGTGCCGAAGATGTCTTCCTCCACATCAATCTGATCGACCAGTATTTGTGATCCGCTCCCGCGAGCGTACTCAATTCTGCGTAGTGCAATTTGCTGAAAAATAAACCACGCATACGACATGGGTTGATCGGCTGCAATCTCTACTCGCATCGACAGCGAGTGCTTGGTAGTCGCCATTTGAGAGCGAGATTTTGTAACTCGATGCGATGCCTCGATATGCACCACGCCGGGCGGGTAGGGGTTCCGGGTCGGAATTTGCGTGTCGGTGACAGTGAATCCCAACGTCGCCTTGTCCGCACTGAGTTCGTATCGCTGCGACCGCTCGTAGCCAACAGGTTTGGTAAAATCAAGCTTGTCTCGATAGAAGTCGGCGTTATGGTCTATTTTGTTTGGTCCATCAAACGTCTTAGCTACCGTCAACTGCCCGGATATGGTGCGAGTGGTCCATCCACCTGGATCCAACGAGTAGGATTGGGAGTAACTAAACGAGCCAATATGCTCCAGTTCCGATCCCGAACTTTCGGCAATAAAAATGCAAACCTCTACCGACCAACGAACCTCGACGGCGGTGGGTGCGTTTGCCGCTGCCATGGGCCGCAATGCGAGAAGTTTTGGGAACGGGCCTCCCTCCACGTCCGTCATGCTGGCGCTGCCGCCTACATTCAAATCAAACCCGATCCCGATCCCTGTTGCTTTGAGGTTGCCACCGTTGCGGGTCAATATGCGTCGTATGTCTTCGATCGTGTCGCCGACGCTTGGAACAACGACGGCATCTACCTCGATCTTGATTCGATGGTATTGTGTTTGCCTACGGTCGGGTGTTGGAACAACCTCAATCTCGACGGTGCGTTTTTGCCCCATGCCGAGCGAGATTCCTTCGTAGGTAAGTTCATCGAATGCGGCTGGCATTACAGGTTCCTCATCGCTGCGATCCAGTTCTGCACGTCCGCCGGGTTGATCTGGCCACCCGCGTTCGGTCCAAACGCCTGAGTCAGCATTTGGAACATTGGATCCCTAGAGGTGTCGGTATGGTCTTCCTTCATCAACTCGGTCTGGAACGTCAACAATTTCGTCATGCGTTCCTGGAGTTGTTGTTGCGCTTTCGCGACCGCTGCATCCTCCGCTGCTTCGTTCTCATTCCAACTGATGTAGTCTCGAATCATGGCGTCGATGACGTTCAATACGGCACCTATCACGTCAATAGATTGGCCGCTTTTTTCGATTGCCCACGTCGCCCCGGTGAGGACCATAATGATTTGGTCCGCTCGGTCAACGAACAAATCGGTAACGGCATCCCCTAGCTTTGCGATTGCCTCCTCTACTTTGTCCTGTGCTTCTCCTAGCTTGGCCAGCTTGTCGCCTCGCTCCTCTGCTCGATCGACCAATCGCATTTGCCGACGCACGTCGGTTTGCGAGCGTTGAATGGCGATTGCTGCCGAATACTGTTCCAGTTCATCCGCCTGACGTCTGGACGCTTTGTATAGTGCATCGAGTGCCATCACCGTGCCCACGGCTGCGGCTGCGACAAGCAGCAAAGGACCGGCTGCTGCGCCTGCTGCGACAGCCGCTTCGGTCATGCCTGCTGCGGCTGCGGTAGACGCTTCGGCGACTGCGGCCCCCTCGGCGACCGCCGCACCTTCGGTCACTGCGGCTTCTGTTGCAACTGCCTCGGTGGTTGCAACGCTTGCTGCCGGTTCAATTGGAGGGGGAGATTTTTTTGGTGCCCCAGAATAGTCAATTGAGTCATTCGATGCTTTTTGTTTTCTGGAGGTTTCTTTAGCAAATTCGGTTTCTTTCGACACCTGTTGCATTCGCTTTAATCGGTGTTGCGATTCGTCCGCTTTCCCGATTTTGTTTTCCTCTTTCCCGTGCGGCTGCGATCTTTCGATCGCGGCAACAATCTGAACCGCTCCGTCCTCGATTGCGGCTACGGTTGCGTTGGCGCTGGTCGTTACTGCACTAACTAGCGATTCGTCTTTAGTCGATGTGGGTTTTGCTTTTGTTTCACTGCTGGCCGCAACTTGGTGTCTGTCCGGCTTTGCGTCAGTCTTTGGCGTTGCGGTTAGCTTTGTCGCTTCTGTTCTCGCTGGCTGCAACGAACGGAAAAGCGATCGCATCCACTCCAACGACTTCTCTAGCACTCCCGGCTCTGCTCTGGTGGTTTCAGTCAACTTCGCGGGTGGCGGTGTTGCTGGTTTCGATGGTGGTTCTGGCTTGGCCGTTGGAGGGTCAAATAACTGTGCAATACCATCGGTGATACGATCGAACAGCGTATCAACGCGATCTTCCGGCTTAGCTGCCAATGGTGGCGAAGAGACTTTTGGTTGCGGTAGCGGTGGTGGCGGTGAAGAGTTGGGAGATGGTAGCGGTGGCGGTAGAGACTCTGCATCCAGCTTGCGTTTTTGCGCCCTTTTTGCAAGCCATTCGTCTGGCGCGGAATAGCCAAATATATCTTCCGTTCGAACCGGCTTAGATTCAGGCGATTCACTTACAGGCTCAGTCTCGGCAACAGGTTCCGGTTTCGCGGCTGGCTCTGGTGGTGGAGTCTCGGCAACGGGCTCCGTCTTCGCAACTGGCTCCGCTTCGGTCTTTTTGGGCGTCTCTTGTTTTTGCGGTGTTGCTTTCTCTGCTGGTCTAGCAAACAGCATCTTGTAGAGAGCAACGCCACCCTCCACAATCGTCTTGGATCGCGCAATCACGTCAGATAGAGTGTTTATCGCGCGAGTGAAATGTGCCAAGTCTACGATTTCGAGCGCAGCATGTTTGATTTTGTCCGCATCGCTCTTTTCGGTTTTGTGCGTCCGATCGGCCCCTGATTTTGCCGGGGTGGCACGGGTATCGGCTCCGTCAGTGGGCCGATCGGCTTTTTTCGTTGCACCAGTGGGTTCCGTGTCTGGCTTCGCGGTAGGTGGAGGCGCGGAGGTAGTTGCTTCCGGCTTGGCCGGATTCGCTACACTCGCGTTTGTGTCGTCAACGAGGACGATGTGAAACTGTGCGCCATCCATCGCTGTCGCTTATGCCGACTGGAACGCTCCGGTACTCAGATCGGGATACGCTCGCAAGCGAATTGGAACTTCGCGGAGGTCTGGCGCTTGCAACAGCGTGACCGGGAAGTTTTCATGCAAGATCGTGCGAGGGAATGTGATCGTCGCAGGGAGCGGCCCAGGGTTCGTTTGCAGTGCGGTCAGCACCAACTGCTTGCAGAAAGCACCCGCACCGCCAGCGCCGACATCAAGGCGTCCGATCTGGCCTGCGGTGTAACCCGTCCCGTAAGGGTTCATTAGGGTCTGTACCGCTGCGCCGTCGAACTCAATCAGCGTGAACTCGATGGTCACATCGATCCCGCGAACGATCGCGTCTTGCGGGGTGTCGCCCCACTTGTCGCCAGTAATCAGACGCTTCATAAATTGATGGCTGATCCGGTATCCGTCTTTCGACTGTCCGCAAGCCAAATTGTTCCACGTCGCCGAATAGGCACCGCTTGTGAATCCCATGGTTTCTATCTCCTAAAAAAAGTTCCCGCCTTTCGGCGTTGATCTTCGTCCCACTTCAAACACCCTGGGCAGTTCACAAGGTCCAGGACTTTGGTTGCCGCTTCAAGATTCGTAAACGTGGCCAAATACGCACGTTTGTCATCGCAAGCGAGTTTGAACCGCAAACCGCCTCCGTCTTCAATGGGACCGTTCTTTGCCGGTACAAACCAATGCGTCAGGACCAATAGTCCGACAATCGGTGGCTTGCTGGCTCCGCACTTCGGACACGCGAATCGATCGTGCTTGACCTCGAACTCATAACGCTGGTTGTCCACTGCGCATTCTGGGTTGAGGCAGTAACCAGTAGGTGGTTGTTTGTCCGTTCGGTCCCGAGGAATGACGATGCCGCTCATAGCGTTTCCATCCTCCGCAATCGACCAAAGACCGCGCCGCGAGTGATGCCCGCGTAGACATCGACGCCAGTCCCGCCTTGGTTTGCGGCTCCGTACACGTCTGAGACGACGCCTCTCGGCTTGGCATCGACGGAAACCAATCGCAGATACCCAATGAAGCCCTTGGCGTTGGGTTCCTGAACCTTCAGCGCCGTGTTGGTTGATACGGTGATGGAGGGGTTCCAGTCCACTGCCTTGATGATCTTGTCGAGATGCGCGTTGATGCCTTTGACTTGATCCAAAAAGAGAGTCCGTCTCAAATCGCGTGGGACGCTGCGAGACCGCAAGAACGCCGCAACTCGGCATCCGAACTCCATGTCTCTGGTAGTTCCTGACGTTTGATGCACGGGCCCAAGGTTGAGCGATGCAGGAGTGACCGTAACGTACAGATCGCCAGCCCATTGAGGAACAAAGTCGTCGTCGGACTCGATCGAGCATTGCTGATCGGTCAGTCCCATGGCGGTCTGCACCGCATCGAGAACGGTTTCGAGAAGGTAGGGTTCAGCGTTAAGCACTGGCCCCCCCTTGGATCATTCGAGAGAGTCCAATTTCCAATGCGTTGCTTAATGCGTTGCTCCAGCGCCCCCACCAAAGATCGGGGACTTTGGCTGGCAAATAGGGTCTGGCCGGGATCCTGCGTTTTGAATCGCCGTATTGGTGCGTTGCCGCGTACTTGACGTTCGTTCCGACGATCACGCCGTTTGCGAGTGCCGCAAAGATTTGGTTGTCGCCTCCGTCCCCTGTCGGCTTGCGATAGGAAACCCCATAGCCACCTAGTTCGCCGGGAGAGAGGGAGTTGAGGAGGACGCCCGTGTCTCGGAGAATTTCATGCGGTCGGTTGCCGAAGACTTGGAGTTTGGTTTTTCCACCTTCGGCCTTGATGCGATTCCACGCCATGCCAGCCGCAATCGACTTGGCGGTTTCTGGATCGTACTTGGTGATGAGCCATGCGAGGTTGCGACGAAAGTAAAGTCGCCATTGCCGCAACTGTGCCGCCGATAGCAATCCCGTTCCGACGGGTGCGTACTTGTGACCTCTGCCGAGCCCGTGAGCCCGCTTGAGCCGTGTCTGCTCCCCTGGCCCAAATCGCCGCGAGTAGGCTAGCGTCTTGGGGGATAGCGGTGGCCACTTCACGCCGTCTTCGCCGGTTCCGCCTCGGGCCTTACGAACGAAGTCCGCATGGATGTCGGATAGCGCCGCAAACCCAAGAGACAGGAAAACACCCTTGGCAACGCCGGTGGAATCGATAGCCTTGCCGGTGAGCGACAACCGGACTTGGTTAATCACTTCCCGCGCTTGATCGCGCGTGCCTCGAAAATAAACTCTAGTAGTCAAACTGGGTCAACTCCGAGTCTTGAGGCCGCTGCTTGGGCATGTTGGTCGAATTGATCGCGACCCGTTGTTGGCGTCGAACGTATCGCCGATCGATGTGCATGTTCGAGAACATCGGGACGTTGAGTCCCTTGAGCGGGACGCCGGGGATACGCATTTCGTCTCGCATGATGAGCGGGAGTTTTTCCGCAATCCGCTGATACTCTGCGACGAGAGACTCAGGTACCGGGTTCCCTCGACGTTCGCACAAGTAGACGGTGGCCATGACAACGCACCATTGACGGAGCATTCTGGAGGTTTTTACCCCAGCCTCGTCATACCGCCTCAGAACGTACAGATTGATCTCGTCCGTTGCCTGCGCGATACAGTCGTCTACGGTAGCCTCGGACCCTCGCAGATCGTGAGACGCGAACGCCGCAACACCCGTAGCTCCGAAGAAGTTCTCTACGTCTTCGGCTGTGCAGTAAGTCCAGGTAATTGCCACGTCCACCCCGCATGATGCTAGAACACGCAAGTGCCGATGGCCAAGTTCGAAGGAACTTGATGGACCATCAGCGCGTTGTCGAGAACAAACAGTTCGGTCGAGGTTGGGTTCGCGATCTCCCGCGACCAAGCATTCAAGCCGAACTTCTCGCTCTTGGGACCGCCATCGTATTCGGCGATCGGTTCGCCACCGATGTAGCACTCGATGTCCGATCCGTTCGACACTGCGTCGGACGCAATGAAGAACGCCGTGTTGTCGGGGACGTGTGGCGTCCAGGTTTCGGAGCCGGGCTCGCCGATCTCCAAGCCTTCATCGTTGATGCACCACTCGACCCAAGGCATGAACGAGAGTCTCGCCTTAAAGTTCTGAATGGGTCGTCCGTCAGGCCCGGATCCGCTATCCTTGCTGATGATCTCGTAAGGAGTGTTCGCCGTACCGTGTGCCTCTTGCACTGCGTCGTTCTTGATGACCAGAGACCAAATCGACGACTTGGTGACGATCTTCGACAGCCCCGAGCCTGTGAGGCGCTGGAAGGCTGCATGAATCGCGTAGAGGTTGGATGGGATGTCCGCCGACGCGGTGGTGGCCCACGATGTCGAGAGAATGTTCCCGCCTCCCGTCATGTTCAACTGGCTCTTGTTGCCAGCCGGAACGCGCGTTGGGAGTTGCCCCGCCGCACCAGACGAACTGTAGGTCCAGTACCAAGAATCGCCCACGATCTTGTAGTATAAGGAGTCTCGCATCAGCCCGACGAGCATTGCTGTTCGCCAGTTGGCTGCGAGTTGTGCGAGGTATCCGGTCTGCATGGCAATCATCTTCGCCCCGGCTTTGTCGCGCGTGGCTGGATCGTCGATGCGACCGATGTTGTTGACTTGCTCGGCTAGGAGCGGAATCGAACTGTGCATTCGCGGATACTCGAAGGGGATGCGGGAGGCGATCTGCATCTGCATTCGACCCGCTGCCGTACCAGGAGCGCGACCTTGCGCCGTCTTCAACGTGTTGTTGAAAACGTGGTAGGCTCCGAGGCGACCATGCCCCATGTTGGTTTCGTTGTTTCCGCCGGGTTGCAATCCAAACTCCTTGAGTAGAGAGCCAGTGGCCTCGACTCGCTCGCTGATAACCTTGGTAAGTACCTGCGGCTTGAATACGTCCTGGAATAAATTTGGCATCTCTTCAAATCCTCAGTGCCACCCTCGGAATTGAAATTGGTTTGTTTGCGAGCCGCTTAGGCTGCAATCTCGTCGTCAAACAGGAAGCACTTGCCAACGGCCTTGAGTGCCGTTCGCGCTGCGGCTTCGTTGGTGTGGCCGACAAAGGCTGCACCCTTGATAAGCAGTTGGCTAGCTCGAACGTCACCGCTCATCAGCACTCGCACGGGTTGGTCTTGGTCCTCACCGTTCTCGTTGACGACTCGCGTATCATCGAGCAGGATCCCGACAATCGTTTGCGAGCCATCGGATGCCCCAGCGTCATACTGGACCAGCTTCTTGCTGGCGGTGATCTGTCCGAGCACCATCCCAGCGCGAAGAGTCGTTGTCGGTGTATTGACCGCATCGCGAGCCGCTCCGCTCAGGATCCGCGTCACAATGGTTGCGCGAACGCGACCATCCGACACGAACAGAATGGGACGGGTTGCGAGTGCGTCTGCTCTGGTTCCTACGCCTAATGGCATGATTTCGTTCCTCTGGTGCCACCCTTAGAAACGATGACTGGGGTTAGTTGGTTTTCTTGCCGTTGATGAGTCCGACCCAATACTTTTCCTTGGCTTCGGCGTCTTCGGAGTTTGGTGGTTCGGCCACCGACATACGAGCGAGTTTGGACCCGCCTCCCTTGCGGAAGGTGGCTGTCTTGAACGTGCCCTCGGGGATCACTTCGCGCGATCGCATGAACTTTTCGGTTTCCCCTTCTCGGGGCTTGTTGTAGGCATCGAGGGAAAGCCGCTGGGCTGCGATGCGAGCGCTGTAGCGTGCGAACTCTTCGTCCATGATGCGACCGCTATCTCGAAGGGACTCCAGTCGCCCAAGTAGATCGCGATGGTAGGCTGTCTCGGCAAACGCTCTTGCCGATCGGACTTGGGCCGACATGGTTTGAATCTCGGGAGAAGTCACCATGGGAGACCCTGCACCGCTACCCGCTGCGCCCTGGCCTCCGTTGCCCATGACTTGTTTGATGTTATCGACGATGTTGGATGCGTCGGTTCCCTCGGGAAGTGCAATGCCGCACTCTTGGAGCGCGTCCACAATCAAGGCAACAACATCGCTTCCTTGATCGTTCCCGCCGTCAGACGGTGGAGCCATGTCCATGCCTGCGTCTTGGCCTGCTGCCATGTCCATACGCTTAATCCTCGGTGTGTAGTAGTTAGGGGAAACGCCCATGCGGATGACGCATCCCATGGTGATCGGCTCGGCGGGTACAAACGGCCCTTGGCTGTGATCGACCGGGTAATCAACGAGGTCTACCGAGGTAATCACGTCCGCGTAGGTGTGCCCGTGCCCGTCGCGAAATTCAGGGAATATCACAGGGCTGACGAAGATGGAGTTGTGCTCCACCTTCTCGATGGCGCTTGGCGTCAGAACCTCCACCGTGATCTCTGCGGATTGCCCGTCGGGAGTCACTTGGAAGTCCACCATCCGGCCTTCGGTGTTGTGCGCTCCGCGCGTATCGCGTTTGGAGAGGCTGTCCATGGTGATCGGACTGAGCATCTCCAAGTCGTCGAGTTCTGCGTGGTTGAAGTGCATCGGAACGACATAGCCCGCGTCGGACAGTCGCCGAAACTCTTGCTCCCAGTGCTTCAATCGATCAGGAGTGACAGTGACGCTTCCGTCACCGCTTTGGTACTCGTTGACCGATAGAACCGCTTTGCGAAACACCTTGCCCATGAGTGCAGGCTAGAGTGGTGCTTCGCCGTCTCAAAACCGCTAGTTTCGCTGCTTACGCTACTTGCGAAACTTTCTCAATCTTCTCTCAGATATTCCGGTTCGCCGTTAGCAACGATCTCTTCGCGAATGCGATCGACGACGCTTTGGCGGACGCGCCTTCGACCGCCGGGCAGACGGCAATACGCTAATCGCCCTGTCTCGGCCCATTGAGCCACCGCCGTTCTCGTCACTCCAAGCTGCTGCCCTACCTCCGAGAATGACAACAGTGGATCCTCGGAGTGAGTCTTCAACGCTCGAATCTTGCGTTCTTTGTCTGTCATGATCCGTGCCTCCCAACAATGACGCCGCCCCATTGCGCGGCCTGCAATTCCTTCGAAACGAAACAAGCGTAAGACGTACCGTCAATTTGATCTGCAACTTCATCTGGCCTCCCCTGCCATGCCGAGTGTTCGCCAATGTAGGTTCGCACCCAAAGGTCCATTGAGTCGGGGACTCGGACCAAGCCATCCTCGACCCGAGAAATTGCCCCGGCTGCGACCGCGCGTTCAAGTTTCGCCCCTCGATGGCTCTCTGCCATGCCAGGAAGTTTGGGGCCGATGAGCCGTGTCTTTCGGCCTTTGATCTCTTTCGCCAGTGCGGGCCCGAAGTGTGCGTTCTCGATGTAGGCGATCGGCACGTCCATCGACTCCATGTGGTCGTTGAACCGGGACTTTAGGTCTGGCCATTCAACTTGGATCCGGCATATCGACCGAAGGAAAAGAGTGTGCCGAGGCCGATAGTAGTCCCACACTTCGCAGACGCTCCAAGACGCGGGCTTGCCTCGATCTTGGTCCGCGCGATCGCGGGATGTCCCCGCCGTGTCGATCACCGCAAACCGACGTAGCTGGTGCTTTGCTGCCTCGCAGACTTCGCCGTGGTGGAGCCATTGAAGACCGCCATCAGGCAGGACCGTGTAAGTCTTGAACCACTCCCGATCGAAGACGCCCGCTGCTTGGAAGAGCCAGTTGCCACCAAGGAGCGATTCCCGCTCGGCTCTCGGAAGTGCTCGCAATCGGTTGGCGTAATCGGGATCCCGCTCTAGCAACGCGGGGTTGTCGGCCAAGGTAGCCGGGATGAACGTGAACGATAAAGGTTTTCCTTCGTAGCCCGACAACTCTTCCCGCGTATCGGCCCACACTAGCTGATCGTCACCGCCTCGGACCATCCAACGAATCTTGCCCGCGCGTTCCGGGATCGGAGTGCCCGCCATGGGATCGATCCACCATTCGAGCATCTTCGCGACCCAGGAGCCCGGCTCCGGGTTGCACGTCGCGCGGACGTAGGGTTCGATGCTCCCGGTCGATCGGGCTCGGGATACCAGATACCAAAATTGACCCTCCGAAAAGTGAGTCAGTTCATCCCAGCCAATGAGGGCGATCGCGGTCCCTTGCCAGTTGAGTTTATCCGCCTCGTTCTCCATGTGACTGAACATGATTCGGCAACCGCTCGGGAACACCGCGTCCATGCTGGCCTGTCGCATCCGACCGCCGAACATGGGGTACAGTTCGCACGCCTTGTCCCAAAGACCCTGCGCGGCCGTGATCTGCTTGTACGTTCTCCTGAACAACACCGGGGACCATTCACGTTCGTCGATCCCCCTGAGTGCGTCGAGCAGAAGCGCGTAGGTCTTGCCCCCGCCCGCCGCACCGCCGTAAATCGCAATATCCGCGTTGGTACGCAATATCGACTCTTGCGGGCCTTCCTGGGGACCAATCTCGATAATCGCTTGCTCGGTCACGCAATCGCCTGATTAACTGGTGTCGCAAAATCGATAACGCCTGCCGCTAGATGCCACACCGCGTTGGGAGATGTGTCGTACCGTCTCAGATCCCAATAGAATCGACCGGCTGCGATGGTCGATAGACCGCGTGCCTTCATGGTCAGTCGGACTTGGCGAACGGGATCGGTGCCGTTGACGAGTCCGACGATCGACCCGTCTCCGGCTACGATGCTCCCGCCCGTTGGAGTCACCAAGCCGGAAGACGAATCGACCTGTACCGCAATCGTGTTCTGTGCTCCCGCCACCGTCGGCTTTGCAGTCCACACCAAACGCCCCGTGGCGTTCTTGGCGCTCGGGTGAATGGTAATGACGATCTCGTTGTCGGTTTTCAAATACTGATTGAAGTCCGCCACATAAAAAGGCCCAAGGGACTGGCGTTCTTCGCGCGTCACTACCGGCGTGATCGCTTGAACGGATCCCGATGTCGATGTGCTGATCTGGAACCGGCCAACTAATTCGCTGATTATGGCCTGCGATACCGTGGTGCTTAAGCTTTGGAGCGTGTCCCTTGTGTAACGAGCGTGCTCGATGGGAATGACCTGGACGTTCGCCGTGCTGGACTCGGGAAAGAAGTCCGCTGTCGTTCCGTTGTTCTCCGATTGCTGGACGTCGAAGAGGTAGTATCCATCTTCGAGTTCGACCGGGTTTGTGTCGTTGAGAGCGGTTCGGGCACCACCGTTCACCGACACCTTGCATGTGATGTTGTCTGCGTCACCGAGCACCGGCTGCGAGGTGTTGCGGTTGAATGCGTAGACCTTGAGTGTAGCGTTGGTGTTTTTGTACATCTATTCGATCCCTGTACCGATGACCAAGGGGAGGTAAAGCGAGTTTCTAGGCGGTGGCGTCGAAGCTGCACTCACAGAGGCCGTTGTGGCTAGGGTTCGCGCTAGATTTGCCGCCATCCCTGCCGTTACCGTCGCCGTGGACACTCTCGATACCGACGCCAATGTTTTGACGACTGAACCCGTCATCCCTGCCGCTATCGTGGCCGTAGCCGACATCGTGGCTGCACCGAATGCTTTGGTAACTCGCCCCACTGGATCGGTTGCTACCGTGGCCGTGGCCGATGTAGTGACGGCTCCGAGCGTCTTGGATAGAGTTGCCGTGTTGTCGCCGACAACCGTCGCTTCGCCCTGGATGAACAATCCATCGAGTGAGATTACCACACTCGCTTGAGATCCGAGCGTCGATGCCCCTGTCGCTGTTGCTGCATCGAGCGTTCGCGTAACCGATCCATACTGCGACTCTGCCACAGTAGCGGTGCCGGAAAACGTAGCGCTGGCCAAAGTCGATTGAAGGGTCGATGGCGCACCCCATGTCGCTGTGCCTGAGGCGGTTAAATCATCAAGAACGTAGCCTTCCGGTGTACCCAATAGTTTTACTGGATAAGTCTCTTTCAGCTTCGCTATATACCCTGGAACCGTAGCCGTTGCATTACACGTCGTCGCTGCAAGGGTTTTGCTCGAAGAACCACTTAGACCGAGCGTTGCCGTGCTGGAACACGTCGCTGCCCCTAGCGTGATCGATAGCGTTGCTTCGGGATCAATAATGGGCCCAGGCACTATGCGTTACCGTCAGTGAGGGTAAACGTGTTGACGGTAAAACTCTGGCCGGAAGTGACAGAGGCGTTTGGTGATATTTCCATATCACCACCGCTACCTGTGGCGCTGCACGTTCCTTGAATGTGACACGTCGCCCCGGCCTTTATGCGAAAGTGTCCAGCGGTGCCGGTGGCGTCGGCACTGAGATCCTGCCACGTCCCGCTCAACGACTTTGCTCCCGAGGATGCTGCGCCCATCCAGTCTGATGGCAGGGTTAGAGTCGCGACGACCGTGCCAGTGTCCGCTGAACTGCAATTCGCCGGTGGGGAGCCTGTTCGAATCTCCAGCGTTGGAGCCGTACCGATCGATGTTTCGATCTGGTCTAGTCTCGCGTTGCGCACGGTGGTTGAGAGTTGGATTGCCATGATTGTTGCTCCTATTGGGGTTTACGTTTCCTCCCGTTATCGGGGAGGTACAAAATGACTTGTGGCTTCGACAGGGAATCGCTTTCGATTTGTAGTTCTCGACCGAATCCTCTTGTCTTACCTTTGCGCTCCAAGTACCACATCGTGGCCTTGAGGTTTCCGGCTTGGAGGGCTGCGCTAATGTTGGCCTCGGCTAGATCAAGCGATTGTTCGGTTGTCTCTTTGAACACCGCATCGAGCCAAGCGTGCTTTTTTCGGTGCTCCCAAATCGTTTGGCGACTCAGGCAGAGCTTCGCGGCCACCAATGCGACCACACCGGCAGCATTTCGCACCGCCTCGATCCATTCGTCTTGCGTGATTCTAGGCTTCGGCATTCTCTTGTTCGGCGTCGTCCTTCAATGCTTGGATCTTCGCTGCCAACGGCAACAGCACACTTGCGGCTTGTAGGCCACCTTGCTTGACTGCGAGGTCAAGGCAAGCCATCAGTTGCTGCTGTTCTTCTTTGGTGATTTCGAGGTTCATGATTACTCCGGTAAAACGTCAGGAATCTGCAACTGGGCTACGAGTGCCGCTTGTTGCTCTGGGGTAAGGGAATCAAACATTTGCAACGCCGACTTCTTCTTGAAATCGACGAGTTGTTTGTAATACGAATCGCAAGCCGACCGCATCACCGACTCAAGATAGCTTTGCGAAGTGAACAGTTCCTTCAGCGGTTTCTGCTCCGAGACTGGAAGACTCGCATTGCTTGCGGTGATCTGTTCGTTCTCGGTGACAATAGGCTTGTTCGCTTCGAGCGTCGCGAAGTCTACGCCCCATCGTTGTTCTTGAGTAAGTTGGGAAATGTCTATCATGGTATGGGTTCCTATGTTGCGATCAATCCGAGGGTACGCATACGACTAAGCAGTGCGTTGAGTTGAGTTATCACGCTAGCTGCATCGGTTGCGTCTGCGACTGCGGTTGGCTGTACCACTGGCGTAGCGTTGAAAAAGCCGAGTTTCTGCGTTGTCGCTGTGCCGATTTTGGTGCCGGTAGTTGTGCCAACTGCAATGTCTAGTGCATCGGCAATCGTAAACAAACCAGCGGTCCCAATCGTCAACCTCGTCGTCCCATCCGTCTGCAACTCCAGTGCCCTAGCACTGCCTGTGCCAGCTTTCTCTGTGCCGATGCGGTATGCCGTGCCAGTGGTGTTGTACTCCAAGAACATGCGTTCGTAGTTCGAGGAGTTGGTAAACGTTCCATAAAGGTTGAAACGCTGTGCATTTCCGGCATTTCTCTGGGCGAGGGTTTGGGCGGCATCACGATAGAGGAATAGATCCGACGTGGCATTCTGATTAACTTGTGTGTCACTCGACCAGAAAAAGGCCCCGCTTGAAATTACCTGTACACCGTTAGTGCCCAGCTTGACCCGCTGCAAATTATTTATCACAGCAGTCGGAAAACCATTACCATCTATACCAAATCCATACCCGTCAAAACCCATTTCGAGTGATAATCCGGTAGTTCCGACACCGCCAGCAGTAGCTAATAATCCTGCCTCTGTCCTGACAGTACCTGTTTTACTAACTCTTGCCTTACTACTACCTCCAACCTGCAAGTTCATCAGCAGCGAACTGGACGACGAAGCAGTGTCGGTGACGTTGAGCTTGAACGCTGTCGGAATGCCGGTTGTGTTCCAGGTAGCCGATGCATCAATTAAAGATGTAGCTTGCGATCCAGTCAGCGATTGACCAGAAAGAGCGAGAGCAAGAAACGTCGGTGTATTGCCAGACCCCAACCCGAGATTCGTGCGTGCCGTTGCTGCGTTGGTGACATCGCTCAGGTTGCTTGCCTTAACCAACAGACCGCTCAAGTCCTGGTCGCCGGTGTTCGTGCCACTTGAAGTGCCGCTAAACGTGCCGGATTGCG